TATTTAGAATGCTTTCAAACATTTCCATCCTGACAGAGGAGGAGATTCTAATTTAATGATGGAACTTAAAAAACAATATGAAGGGTGGAATCCAATCAATTTTAATTGGCAATCTCAATTCCCAGATAACATAGGATTTAGCACTCAGACAAGGGATTTGCTAAAGAATATGGAGCGCAATACCCAAATTCTTGAAAGGGCAGTGAATTCCAGAGACCTAAGGATTCGTGTACTTGAAAATGAGCTTCAAGTTTTTAATGAAATGAGCTTTATTCAAAAAATACTTTGGTTATTTTTAGGCGACATATACTCAAAATGTTAAAAACTATATAAGAGAGTTTTTAAAGAGGTGATCCGTGACGAGTGGTATGTTAGAACGATCCCAAGTGGTTCCAAATATCTATTCTGGATACTACCAGGATGGGAGAAGAGACATAGTAGCAGAGGCTGATAGTAGGTATCAGCAAAATCTTTCTGCATGGCAATTATTCCATTGGGAGCAATTAATTGATAGAAAAGTCTATCTTGGTGACCAAAAATACCTCAATCTATATTCAGGCCTTAGTTATGATCACCAAAAGTTTGTTTTTAACGCTTCTATGCCTGTGGTCAATATGGTCTGTGGTCGTCAGCGCCAGCATAGAAAAGGAACGCAATTAATACCAGTTCACGGTTCTAGTAGCAGAACAGCTTCACAAGGTACAAAAGTCCTTCAGTCAGCCTATTCAAATGACGATACTTACAATAAATTCAGTTCATGTTTTAAAGAGGCAGCTGGGATAACAGGTCTTTCTTTACTGCATTCATGGATCGATTACAGAAGAGACCCAATTTGCGGAGATCTCAGGACCGAATGTTTCAGCGCTGACATGGTGATGATGGATGCGTTTTGGAGAGAGATGGATCTCAGTGACTGCCAGTTTATCCGTACACGAAAATACCTCCATAAGCAGCAAGTTAAGCAGATGTTACCAGGCCGTGAGCATGATGTAGACCTACTTAATGACCAAGCTTATTTTGATACTAAATTTACCTTCATGCCTCAACAATACAACATCAGACGTAAAGACTTCCTCGCATACGATGAATATTGGTATTTAGCTGATAGAATGGGAACTTTTGTAGTCGATCCTAAAACTTATGAATCAACTGAAGTTTCTCTAACTAAAGAAGAGCTGCAAAGAATCAAGTATCAATATCCAAATGTGGTTATCGTTCATGAAAAAGTGCCTACAGTCCATCTTGCAATCATTGTTAACAATACTTGCTTCTATGATGGACCCAATCCTCTGGGTATCGACATGTACCCTTTTACCCCTTTTGTTGGGTATCATGATTTGGCAAACAATAATTATGCTTTTCGCTATCAAGGGGTGATCCGAAACATTCGGGATAGTCAATACCTCCTAAATTACCGAACACAATTAGAAATGGATCTTTTGGCCGCTCAATTCTCTGGGGTGGATGTTGAAGAAGATGCTCTAATTGATGACCAAGATGCATTCAAGGTAGGGCCTGGTAAGGTAAGATTCTTTAAGAAAGGCCGTTTAGGAGCAGTGAATGACAAACCAGGAGCTAATATTAATCCAGCAAATTTTGCAGTCACAGAAAGACTCAAAAACAATATCCAGGCAGATGCGGGGGTCACTCCAGAACTTTTGGGACAGGCAGAAGATTCAGATGTTGGAATTACTGAGCAGTTACGACAAGGAGCAGCGCTTACAACTCTTCAAGAACTATTCGACAACATGGATTTATCACAAAGGAATGCTGGCCGTCTGCATTGGGCAATTATTCAGAAAAACTATACCTTAGGAAAGATCACGAAAATGATCCAGGAAGTTCCTACAAACGAATTTAGAGATAAATCATTTCAGAAATACGATGCTGTCGTGGCTAATGCTCCTCTTACAGATACCACACGTCAGCTTGCATTTAGACAGCGTTACTTCATGTGGAAGGATGGATTCCCAATACCTCCCGATCAAGTTATGGTCGATCTCGATATTCAAGACAAAGATCAGCTTATGGAGTCTATCCAACAGCAACAACAAGCCAAACAGCAACAAGAACAGCAAATGGCTGAATTGCAAATGAAGAACCAAGAGATCGTGAATGAAAGCCTCCAATCTAAGGCAATGAGTGATCGCAGCTTGGCTAATGAAAGAGAACAGAAAGGTAGATTAGAACAAGTTGAATTGCTGACTAAGTACAATGAATCTGAGCACATGAAGTCACTTGCTCTACTTGACAAAGCTAAGGCGGCTAAAGAGATAGAATCTATGGGCATTTCTGACTTTGTTCAGATATTTAGCTTGATAGAAAATATTGTAAATCGTGAAGATGAAAAAAATGTTAAACAACAAGAGGTTACCAATGGGTAATAGTTACAAAAATACGTCCCAAGGTGGTCGTGAAGGTCATGGAAACTCAGGCGCTGATTATAGCAAGATTAAAGAAAACATCGATCCAAAACCTCCTGCTGGAGCTTCAAATAGCTACGAAAAAGTAAGAGATAAGATTGATAATAAGGATAGATCTGCTTTAGCTAAGATGCCTTACACACGTGAAAAGATGGCTAATAAATAATTTACTGCATAGGCGTCTCAGCGATGGGATCTCAAGTATGGCAATAGGTGCAGCCTATGTCTATTGCCCTTTTAAAGGAAAACACATGCCAAATATTAAAATAATTCCTGAAGCAAAAAAACCTTTTGTGCCTAAGAACAAAAACCTTAGTGATACAAGACCACGTTTTACACCTCCAGGCGGTAAACCACCACTTCCTTTACAGGAGTCATATAATCGCCAAGGAACAGATGGCGCAAAAGCCAATAAAAAGAACATGGGTTAAATATGACTATGATTCCTCCCAGGATTAGAAAATTGCCTGGTCTTCACAAACCGAGCTCTGGATATATTGCAAAGCCAAGTCAATCATCGAGCAATAGCAATCGATCTTTGTACATGGGTGGCGCTAAAATGATTAAATAGCATTCAAAACATAAGGAATCAGACTTATGCAATCAGTAAAGAAAGAGACAGACGGTTTTTTACGTCTCAGAATCACTGAAGAAACTCCCGAAGAAGATTATGAATTTCGTACAGGTAATGAAAATTCCCTATTTGAATTCCCAGAGGAATTAAGAGAATTTTTAGGAGGACTCAATGGTAAGAAACAGCGTTAAGACTTATGGCGAGCTCATGTTAGAAGCTCGTGCAAAGAACGATAGACAAGAAGTTGGAGAAACTCTTGAGCCTTTGATGGAAAAGTTCAATCTAATCATCGAGGAAGCTGTCCAAGGAAACTACGATAAAGGCATTCGTGGTGACTATTACATTCACATTTGGGTAACAAAAGAGCCCTATGCACAAAATTCCCTACATATTTACCCGCAGTGTCGTCGTACTCGACCAAGTCCATATCAAGGCAATGACCATTATCTTTGGTCTGTCAAGGACGGAGGCAAAGTTAACTTTGAATGGTGCATACCAAAGAAGGAGGTGCTTACGTACATACTCAAGCATCCTAATGAGTTTGACCCCAAGTATGTAGGAATGCTGAGACGTTATGTTGCTGATAAGCTTGAGAAGATAGAGGATTACCTAGTCGGTGGGAAGATCGGTTAGTCCAAGTCCTCCCTTCTGATTCTTCTTGATCTTAGAAATTTAATCTCATTTGCCAAAGTATAGAGAGCCTTAGCAAAATTTAGAGGCTGTATTTCTCCATTTCTTATTAGTTCAAGTTTATTTATCAGTTGCTCGAGAGTATAAAGCTCTCTTGATGAATCATCCATTCTTCCTCTTCTTTCTAGCTTCCATTATTGCCTTGAATCTTTTTTTTTCCAGTATTCCAATTTTTAGTTCAAAAACCATTGGCTCGGGTTTCCAAGTTAAAATTGGTTGGTCGAAAAGATGGGTTTTTCCATAAAGTTTTCTAACGTGTGTAAGAATAGCCCCCATTAAAGATAATCCATTATGGAACCCAGGATCATCATATTTGTAAGGAGTATCTAATCCCTGTATATTAAAAATTAGGAAGTTACTTGAAGCCATCTCCATTGGAATAAATTTTACATTCCCCAATTTGATTCGAAGAAAGCTATCTGAATAACATGGGAATCCTAGCAACAGATTAGGGCCTATTTTTTCATCTCCATCCAAGTCTTCATCTGATTTAATAGTGGAGTCAGGCATTTTATCACTTCCTCGTCAGGTTTGACTTTATACTCTATAAGAAAACCTATCGTAGATTCAATTGTAAAAATAAGATTACCCATTTTTTCCGCGGCCATCATGTAAGTCATGGTATCTATGTCAGGCTGCATGTATCACCTTAAAATTTTATATTGTTAGTAAATTTCGCTTTTGTATATATGCAAGGTATCGAATGTAATAATTCGCTACAAGGCGCAAAAAAGAGATCTCGCCAGTCTCAAAGGAAATGCATGAGTTTATCAGAAGAGACCCAAGCTCCTGAAGTGGTCGATCAGGCTGTAGAAACCCATGAAAAGAAGTCTCCGCAAGAAAGTTTTGCAGAGCTTCGTCAGGCTAAAGAACAACTTGAACGTCAGCTATGGCAGGCGCAGCAAGAGAAAGAGTTTTATGAAAAGCAGATGAACCAAAGAGTTCAACCTGTGGCTCAGCCGACTCAAGAAGAAGAATTTGATTATAGATCGCTAGAACAAGAAGAATTCCCAGACGGGAAGAAGCTTGTAAAAGCTCTCAATTCGTTCAACAAGAAATTGTCGACGTATGAGAAGCAGCTAGCAGAGAAAGATCAGAAGATTCAGATCCTCGAAACTGCAACTGAATTCCCTGACTTTAAAGACGTTGTTACGCCTGAGAATATTGAAAAATATATTAAATCAGACGAAGACAACCGTGAGGCTGTTCAGACTGCTAAAAATCCTTTGAGAAAGGTCTATAATCTCATTAAAAAGAGCGCCGCTTATCAAGCTGATAAGGCCGAAAAGGTAGCGAAAGATAAACCAATCTCGCAGGAACAAAGGCGAGTAGACGAAAAGGAAGGTAAACCGAAACTGGGAAGCTTAGGAGTTAGATCCGAAGCAGTGACAGTTGCGGCGAAAATGTCCAATTCAACTATGACCAAAGATCAGAAAAACGCTCTTTGGAAGGAAACTTTGGCAGCTGCACGACGCTGATCTTCGTCTTAACGTGGAGTTAAGACAATGTCAGGTCCTACAACAACCAGCATTCTTCCTCCAGCTGTTCAACAACAGCTGTCTATGAAGTTACTTGCTCGTCCTATGCCTGATTTGATCCATACTACAATGGGCTATCCTATTACTATGGACCAACAAGCAGGCGATATACTACGAAGACGTAGATATCAAAACCTCCTTACTGCACCTGTTCCGCTCGGAAATGGAATCGTAGATCCTCCAGCTCAACAGTTAACCGCTCTTGATATCGATGCTAGAATTGATTGGTATGGTACTTACCTGATTCTTCAGGAACAAGTCATGCTTATTAACGAAGACCCTGTGCTAAATTCTGCCGTTTCTACTTTAGGCCAGTCCTTAAGAGAAACTGAAGATCAGCTAGCCAGATCGATGATGGAAGGCGGGGCGCCTCCTATAAATTGCACTTCGGGAACGAATGGCGATAACCCAACAAACATATCTCCTTTGGACTGCTCTAAAGCCGTACGATTACTTCGTACAGCTAACGCTCAGTTCATCCAAGATATTATTGAGGGTGAAAATAAATTCGGTACTGCTCCAGTCCGTACAGCATTCTTTGGCCTGGGCCATACGAATCTGTCTGCCGATTTGGATCAGATGCTTGGATTTATCAACGTTGCCAACTACGCAAACAACAGCAATCTGTTGCAAGCAGAATGGGGATCTGTTCGAAACATTCGTTTCTTACTATCTTCAGTGGGTTCAATCACACCAAATGCTTCAGCAAACCTAGAAGACGTTTACAACATCTTCTTACCAGGTCAAGAAAGCTATGACATGGTTGATCTAGACGGTTATTCCGCTCAGTTCATCTATGCACCACCTGAAATCGCTTCTCCTCGTTTGAGACTTTATCAAACAGCAGGCTGGAAGATGGCACAGGTATTCAATATTACTAACACCAGCTGGATCGTCAACTTACGTTGCACGCTCGGCGTAGCAATATAAGGCGGTAATATATGAGTACTCAAATCACAACAGGGCTATTCACAAACGTTGCTTCAACACCGTTTTTCATTCCTCTTTCACAAAAGATTGATGAGTTTCGTCTAATCAACTTAACCAGATCTGGAGTAACAGCGGGTGGAGTCGCAGGTTCTTTAACCTCCGATAGACTAGTTGAAGCATTTTGGTCCAAGTACATGACTGCTGGAACTGCGTTGATCAAGCAACAAGGAACTGTAGCTGGTAATTTGGCTCCCTTAAGCAATGGTAATCTAGCACAAAATGGTTTTACCATTTTCAATGCAGCTAACCAGCCTAAAGGACCAAATATCGCTATTGCTTCGTTTGTTCCTGGAACTACTACTGTTTTTACAACAGGTGCAGCTCACGGATTTCATGTAGGAGATAACGTACGTATTGGAGATTTAACAAGTGCGCCAGAACTTGGTGGACTAGTTATGACAGTGACAGCGGTTGGTAGCCCAACTACTTTCACGACTCTTCTAAATTCAACAAACTCTCTTACTTCGGTAGGCGTAGTGTTTAAGGTTGGCAATGCAAATATGCCTCCTCCTTCACTTTACTACCCAGAATGGAGAGCCATTGCAAGTATTTCACTTGCTAATCCAATGGTTGTCACTTTATTGGTACGTCAAAACTACCAAGTGGGTGATGTGGTTAGATTCAGCATTCCTTCAGTCTTTGGAATGACTCAATTGAACACAACTTCCAATGGATTACCTGTGCAATTCACTGTATCCGCAGTTAACAATGCCATCGGTGTTCAAACAGTAACGTTTGAAAACGTGGATAGCACTGCATTTACAGCATTTGCATGGCCTGTTGCGGCTAATTATCCGCTACAGCTTCCTGTAATGATTCCTCAAGGTGAAGGTAACACGAACAATTTCGTGATCACTCCACCTAGTCCATTGCCTTATGGAAACCAAAACATTCTTGGATTTGCACGTCAAAACCTAGGACAAAACGGTATCTTAATCGGCGCTGGAGACGGAACAAATGCCACTACTACAGGTGGTATTATCGGAAGTACGGTAGACGTTTGGGAATGGCGAGCAATCACAAGTTTGCAAACCTTTCCTTGATCGGTAGATGAAGGGTAGGGACAAATTGTCCTTGCCCTTTTTATTTAAAAGAAATAAGTGAGGCAACATGGCTAAAAAGCAAAAAAGTGAAAAAGAAGAATTAACATTAGGAGAGTCAATGAGTGGAGAGCAAACCCTTGAGGCCGTCCAGCAAGAAATCGATAAAGCTCGCATTGAACTTGAGAATACCAAGCGCGAAATTGAAGAGAAAAAGTTGGAACTCAAACGATCTCCAGGAAGAGAAATCTCCGAGCAAGAAAAAGAAATCATGAATAGACAGGTTGGAGTGGCTTCGAGTAGAACAGCACTTCAAGACAAGATTGCAAAACAACAAGCTTATGACAGCGAATTGGTTACTGGTAAATTCATGAATAGAAGAGCTCCTGGACAATCCGTTAAGCTTCCCTACATTAAATACGCTACCGACCCAGTTAAATGGTATCCGCTTGAAGATGGAAAGACTTATACGATTCCTAGAGGATTTGCAGATCAACTAAATGGAGGAAGTGACGATGATCCATGCTATTACACACCACAATTTGTTCAAAAATCTGGTGAGATGGACCCTAATAAACCTAGTTCTGCGATTCATTCTGTGGACTCTAGCAATAAAAAATACGCTTTTACGCCGATAAATTTCTAATGTAAAGCGGCTTTACATAAAGGATTTCGATGAGCACAGTGATGTATTACCCTGGATATAGTCAAACGCAAGTGCAAGACAACTTGCGCGTGCAAACCATCGAGTCTATTACCAATTCCTTTCCCATGGTTGTCACTACGGTTGACGATCATGGGTATGTAGCTGGAATGATGGTAGCTTTTCTTATACCTATTCAATTTGGAATGGTTGAACTAAATAATCTGAATGCTCAAGTGTTAGCTATTACAGATGACACGTTAACAATTAATTTGGATTCAACAAATTTTTCTGTATTTTCATACCCCTCTCCATTACCATCCGCTTATACACCCCCGAGTGTAATACCGAACTCCTCTGGGCCCTATCTACCGCCTATTCCATTGCCTTTTGGCAATCAAAACAGCTTCGAGGGAGTAATTTTTAATGAAGGAACCCCTGGGAACCCCATATGAGCGCACAATTAGTTAGTTTAGAGCAAATGGAAAACACAGTCAGGCGAATGACTGCAAGGTACACTGAAGAACAGATGACCACGATTCAGATTGATAAGTACCTGAACTTATTTATGACATTGCACTTCCCTTTGTATTTTAAGAGTCTCAAGCTTACAAAACCGTACGTATTTTTGACAACGCCAAATGTGGATACCTATGATTTTGTTTATGAAGATACCCCAACTGATCCCAATACAGGCAATAGAACCGCTGCTTCACCTGGAAACATTCAAATCACTCCTCCTGTTTACTGCCAAGGTTACATTCTAAGATACTTCCAAGATAAGACCACATTCTATAACCGATGGCCTAAACTCACCGTCAATCAGATCATTAATACGGGAGGAAATGGAGTCGGTGTTCCTTACACTGGAACTATTCCTCCTACTCCTTTCATGAGAGCTCAATTAGATATTTTTGGGAATGTAACCGAAGCCGCGGTGATTATTTCCGCTATGGTGAATGATCCGAACGCAGGAAACAGCGCATTTAACTACGCCATATCGGACGTTCCTCAGCCGAACTCTAATATAGGAAATTTAGTCGATCAGCAAGGAAATATCGTTGGCACGGTGAATTATCTCACGGGAGCATACACGTTTACGCCTGCCGGGCTTGGGACTATTCCAGCGAATGCGACTATCTATGCGAGTGTGATTCCCTATCAATCGTCAAGACCAACGGATGTCATCTTCTATAATCAGCAGATCACATTTAGGCCAGTTCCGCAACAAGTTTATCAAGTTGAGTTCCAGATCAGCCAGCAACCGACTCAGTTGATTGAAGCAAGAAGTGCCCCTGAACTTGATGAATGGTATCTATTCATTTGCGCAGGAGCTGCCAAACTTATCTATGCAGACTTTCCGGACGATGATGGACTTGCGTCTCTTATGCCAGTATGGCAAGAACAGCTGTTAATCGCCCAAAGAAGGACTTTAAGACAGATGGGAAGCCAAAGGGCGGCAACGATCTTTAGTCAGCCAGGAAGGCCCGTTGCTTCGTGGTTCTGGGGAACTGAATATAGTGGGACAAACTAATGGCATATAACCCGAACATTCCTTTGGTTACGGATTACATGGTGGTGTCTCAGCCTCAAATCAGATCCAACTTCCAGACAATCTTTAGCGTTTTCTCAAAGAATCATGTGACTTTGAATTCAACGACAGAAGGAAGAAGCCAGGGAATGCATACTGTTTTGACTCTGAGAGAGCAAACAGGCGATCCAACAACTACGACGACTCAACTCGGACTTTATGCAAAGAATGTAGCTGGAGTGACCACTTTATTCTTTAGGCCAAGCAATAATCAAACTCCTATTCAACTTACATATCCTTCGATCTCAACAGGACTTCAATCCACAAATCCAGATGTCTATTTCGATAGGCAATATTCCTATTTGGCAGGTCCTTTCGTGATTTACTTCGGAAGATTATCGGTAACGGATGGAGATATCATTACCCTAACCCCTAACGAAACCCTCGTTTATGTAGGACTTGTTCAAGCTGGTGGATTTGGATCAGATAAACCTAGCGCTGCTGCAACAAACATTGCAGGAAATCAATTCACCGTGAGACTTCCGAATACTTCAACCGCGGGTCCTTTTCCAATCTATTACATGGCTATAGGTGTTTAATGGGAAATCCAATTAACTATGACCCGAATACTCCGACAAGACAACTTAGTTTTGCAGACTGGCAGGTACAATTTATTCAGAATTTCACGCAGTTAGACAATGCTTTTTCTGAAAATCATGTGCCTTTGACTGATCCCACCGTTGCCAATAGAGGAAACCATACCTATGTCGAAATGGCAGAGTCAACCACAGACGCCCAAACGAGCGCAAATGAGTTCTCCATTTTCGTTAAGGATGTAGAAAATCAAACCGATCAAGTCTTCTTTACGTATCCAGGAAATACCCCCGTTGTTCAATTCACCAATTATCAGATCTACTCAGTTACACCCACAGCGCAACAGACTACTTATTTTACGTTCTTGCCAGGAAAGTTACTGGTCTATTTTGGAAGATTCGGCCCATTTAGTCCAGGAAATATTAAAGGGGTATTTAACAATATACTCAAATTGAATCCTCCTGTAGCAAAGAATATCGTGAGTATTAACTTCTGTACTCAAGGGACGACACCCAAATATACACCTGCCGCAGTGGAAGAAACCATAGCTACCACCACCCCATCCTTCGAGTTCATCTTTACAAAGCCAGGAATCATTAAGGAAATTTATGTGATTCCTACGATTCCATCGACCAATAACACAATCTATTACTGTGTGGTGGCAAACATATGACGTACGATCCTCAAATCCCACTTTCTACTGAGTCTCCTCAAACTTCGGCTTCTCCTGTTCAGGTGAACTTCGATCAGTTTGCAGCGATTTTCTCTAAGCTAGCTCTTGGCGTTTTCTATAACCACATGCCATTCAATAGCTCAAGTCAGGGAAAACATGCAGCTATGATCTTGCAAAATCAAACGCTTGACCCTGGAGTGACAGAAGATTTAGGAGTGCTTTATAGCAAAAATGCCACATCGGCCGCTTCAACAGAGCCTCAATTGTTTGCCCAGATCCCTAAGTTTTTGCCTACACAGACAGACACAACAGACGCCCCAAATGCTCCAATGCAACTCACTTACAACTCGGTAAATACAGCGGGTCCAGTCTATTACAGCTTCCTTCCAGGAGGCTACATCTTTTACTTTGGATTAGTTACAGCTACAAATCTAGTGCCTCATACTATCACTTTAACCCCTGCTCCCACTCAGATTTTAGTAGCGATAGCGAATCCCAATACAGTTGAAACGGGAAGCGAACATAGGCCTTTGAAAATCTCTACCAACATCACGGCGGCAAATACCTTCGATGTCTATGCAAGTTTCTCTCCTCTTGCTCAATACGATTTTTCTTGGATGGCGGTGGCAATAGCATGAGCTCAACTCAATTTATGATAGGTCCTATAAAGGACGGCTTAAGAAAAGACATAAAACCCTATGCACTTACAGAAGATGCATTCGCGGTTTTAGTCAATGCGTACCAATGGAGAGGAAGGATCGTTAGACGATCAGGTTACACTCTTCTTGGAAGATTGGATAATAACACTCCAGTCATGGGACTAAAAACTAGGGAATTGTTCGGTCTAGGACTTCAACAACTCATTGCATTTGATACCACACTCGCCTATGAATTCAACGCAGGAACTCAAACCTTCTTGCCTCTTCCCAGTGTAATGCCAGTAGTTTGGAGCGGTACAGACTATCAGTTTTTCTTTACCACTAACTATGCAGGCGCCTTTTGGGCTACCAATTCTAAGCCAGGGTTAAACGGAAGAGACATAGGCAATATCAATAATGCTAATCCAGCTCAGGTTACAACGATTGTCAACCACGGATTTACAACAGGTCAGTCAGTCGCCATCATAAATGTGGTAGGTTATCCGCCTCTTCTTCCATCAACTCCACCTCTGAATGGTCAAGTATTTACTATTACGGTGACAGGGTTAAACACCTTTACTCTGGATGGATTTAATGGAGCTCTTTATGGACCCTATATTTCTGGTGGTATCGCTCTCAATTCTCAAGTGGCTATTGCTGGTCAAGATGGTATCCGATACTACGGAGCTTTAACAAATGGAACAGGTTGGGCAAACTACAATCCACCCGTTGATGAAAACAATGCCCTTATGGGAGCTTTGCTAATTTTCCCTTACCGAGGATACCTAGTATTCCTCAATACCACTGAAGGAAATGAAGCCGAATTCTTTAACTATGGAAATAGAGCTAGATGGACACAGATAGGAACTCCTTATTATTCAGAACCAGTCCCTACAACTCCAAGTCCACAGACAGCAGACCCGAAAGCTGTAAGAGACGATCTTTTTGGCCGTGGAGGAGCAAATGACGCACCAACCCAAGAAGTTATTATTGGAGCTGCTTTTATACGCGACGTATTGGTGGTTTATTTTGAACGTAGCTCTTGGCGGTTACGCTTCGTTAATAACGCCCAAAATCCGTTCGTTTGGGAGCGTATTAACGTTGAGCTAGGGGCAAGTAGCACCTTCAGCACGATACCCTTTGATAAGGGCGTTATGGGCATAGGAAATAGGGGTATTGTTATCAGCGATGGTAACGACACTATCCGATTCGACGAAAAGATCCCTGATGACATCTTTGATATTCGCCAATCCGAGAATGGATTTGAAAGAGTTTATGGAATCAGGACGTTCAGAACCCGACTCAATTACTGGACTATTCCAAGTGCAAGCAATTTACTTGGCAAATTCCCTGACGTAGTGCTAGTTTTTAACTATGAGACTCAGAATTGGAGCTATTTTGATGACTGTTTTACTTGTTTCGGATATTTTTACCCAGAAACATCGGATTTAGGGGATAGGTGGATAGACTTAGATCAACCTTGGCCAAACTACGATGATAGAAACTGTGAAGCGGGAACATCGCACTCAGGGCTAGAGACTGTGATTGCTGGAAATCAGCAAGGCTTTGTCTTTAGACTAGAGCAAAAGAACTATCAAAATGAACCTAGTTTATTTATTCAGGGGATTGCTGCTAATGTCATTACTAGCCCAAATCATAACTTACCTGATAAGACATGGATTTCTCTTTCGAATGTAGCTGGAACGACTAGCACTGATGGAGAATCCCTAAATCAAAGAAACTTCCAGATATCCTACTTATCTGCCAACACTTTCTCCCTTAATGAATTTGAACCGATAAATGCGGGACTTGCAAGTGGAGCTGCCTTCGGAACTACTTTAGTTCCCTATTTCATTAACTTTGTACCAATTTTGAAGGGGTCGGTTCGCATTTATGTTGGAGCTATTCTTTTTACTGATTCGGCGCTCGATGGGATTCTTACATCGAATGTTCCTGGCACTGTCGGAACTATTAACTACCTTACAGGAGCCTTAACTCTCACATTCAGCCCTCCTTTGGGCGCTCCTACTCAGGTTAATATCTATGTGGTGGCAGTTGATCCAGAACAAATTCTAGTACCTGTCAACCTTACTGGGGTTTATGTGCCTGGAGGATTGATTACCAAGATTTCAAACGTGGATATCCAATCTAAGATATTCAACTTCTTCAATGAAGATGCAGGAACAAGACTTAGCAAGATCGATTTTTATACTAACCTAACCGCAAATGGTCAGTTCCAAGTCAACGTTCTAGGAGATAGTAGCAACTTACCTATAAATGCTCCTCTTCCTGACAACTTACAAAGTAATGTGGTCTTAACAACCAAGAATCCTTATCAAGTTGGCTCAGGATCGGAGACCATTTATAGGTTATTCTGTGATGCAACAAGCCAAACTGTTCAAGTCCAGCTTAACCTTAGTGATAAGCAAATGGCTGTCTCAGCGATCAATGATCAAAATATTGAGATAGTGGCCATGATGTTTACCATACGAGATAGAGGTCGATTAGTATGACGGCTCCAGCTCAACCAAACAATCCTTCGAATCTATTCACTCCTTTCCTTGAGGCAACCTACAATGTTCCCGAGGAAGACGATAGAGGAAGAGCCTATTTAAATGACAAGCTATCCGCCTTATCGGACGTAGCCAATGACAAAAAGATTGGGCTTTATGTTCAAGAAGCTGAAAATTTCAATGGAGAGAAGTGGGTCTATCTTACCACGAAAAAGGTAAGAAACGGATACCAATCTATCGCCTACATTGCCAATCTTCCCAATGCTGGCGTTATTATAATTCCAAATCCTATTCCTAATATCAATGAGCAATTCGTTGTCACGCACACATGGGGTTCAGCTTCATTGCCTTGTTCTTCGATAGGCGCAGGAGATGGGAATTACTTTTCATTCTACACTCTTGGAAACCCAAATATTTTCTATACATTAAGTGATACTCAAATCGTTATCACTACGACAGTTGATTTAAGTGCTTATAGTTGCTTCATAGTTATTGAATATTTGAGAGACGGGGTGTAAAAAATAAGTTTATGATATGGTCACAAAAAACATGAGGTAGTTATGGACCCTTCAACAATGATGATGCTTATGAGCATAATGGGACCGATGATGTCAGGAGGAATGGGAGGAAGCGAAGGCGAGTTCAAATCTACCTATAATCCAAATCAATTAGGTTTCCTAGACAACATGCTGAATAATATTAAAGGTCAGAATCAAGATATCACTCAAGACCAAAACTATCAGCAAGGTCAAGATTGGTTACATTCCCTCTTTAATGATCCTGAGTTTTTCAAGAGTTTTGAAGCTCCATTGCAAAGACAATTTCAAGAAAATACAGTTCCTGAACTTGCGAATAGATTTGCTGGAATGGGATCAGGTGGATCTATGGGATCAACAGCCTTTAGAAATCAGTTAGGAAGAGAAGGAAGCAATCTATCAACCAATATCGCAGCTTTACGTGGTGGAATGCAGCAACAGGGTGTAAATCAATCCTTACAATATGGTCAGCAGCCGATTCAGAATATGATGCAAATGATGCAACAGGCTCTACAACCAACTCAGAATGTGTACCAACCTCCAACGGCTGGACCTATGGGGGATATTATGTCATCTCTAGCAGGTGGTTTTGCAAAAGGATACGGAAATAAGTTTGGCCAAAACATGGCTGGATAAGGAGTAAAAAATGGTGAAAACATTTCCACTTAAACACTTATTATGGTAAATTTATTCCCAAAAAGGAGTAAATATGCAATTGGTTTTATGCAAATCATGTGGGTTACAAAGAAAATATGCAGGGAAAGATATCTGTAATGGTTGTTTATACAAAAAAAGAATTTCAACTCCTGAAAAAAAGAAAGCACTTACAGAGAAAAAACGACTGGAATATTTGAAAAGAAAAGGTTTATGTCTTAATCATGTTTTTGTTAGCAAACAGGAAAATTGTAAAATATGTTTAAACCAAATTAAAGAAGAAAAAAGAATTTCAAAAACACTTTGCCATTTATGCTATAAAAAAGAATATTACAAAAAGAATCCTGAAAAAAAAGAAAAAGAAAGATTAAGGCAATACCAAAAAACAAGAATTAAAAATGGACTTCCCTTAGATCATCCTCCATTAATTGCCAGACCAGGCCAAGGATCGATGAGCAAACAAGGATATAAAGATATATGGAAACCTGGTCATCCTAATTGTAAAAATAAATTAGGAAGAATATATGAACATGTGTGGGTAATGAGCGAATATCTTGGTAGGCCTCTTATTAAAGGAGAAACCGTTCATCACATGAATGGAGTTAGAGATGACAATAGAATTGAAAATTTAGAATTATGGAATCGAGGACAACCATCAGGACAAAGAGTGGAAGATAGAATTAAATTTTACAAAGAATTTCTTGAACAATATGGTTACGAAATAACCAAGAGGTAAATATGGGATTGACCGTGATCCCCAGTGAGCGCACACCCTGGGACGTAATAGGCAAAAAGATTGGTGCAAATATAAGCGAGAATCTTCCTGGAGCAGTCGAACAGGGTTACAATAGAGGGCTTCTTCAACAAAGTTTAGCTAAAATTCGGGACATTGCAAAAGATCCTAATTCTTCTCCATTGGATGCTGTTCTAGCTACAATGGAAGCAGGAGCAGGTATTCCAGGTAGCGAAAGATATATGGCCATGTTAGCTCCTGAGATTATGAAACTTGCTCAGGCAAGAGCTGCTCCTAAAACTCCATTAGCGGGTGAGCTTGAAGGTGGAATGGAAATGCCACAAATGGGTCAAAGGCAAGAACTACCTTCATTCATGGGACAACAAAAAGAAGCTCAAAAAGCTACCGAATTCTTCCCTACTAACGTTGGGCCAAAAGAACAGGTCGGTAACGTAGCTCAAGAAGCAACAACAGGCGTTAAAATGCCCTTGCTTACTCCAAGTGAATACGGACAAAGAGCAAGGCAATTAGCTAGCGAAAGAACTCAACAAGGAATTCCTACGACTCCTCTTCAAGCAATGGAAGAGATTAAGCAACATGAAGAAGACAAAAAGATTCATAATGCAAAGGTTGATGAAGAATTAGAGCAAAGAGTCACGGGTCAGGAAAAGTATGGAAACAGAGCAGTTGAATCTTTGAATAAAGTTCTTCCAGGAAGTCCACCTGAAGTACAAGCGTACTTTAAAAAGCTTGGAGAAAATGTTTCAAGAGAAGGGAAAAGCGAGGCTGAAATTGATAGGTTCCTAGCTGAAAAAGCAAAGAACTTTGCTAACTCGGTCAGCAACATAAAATCAGACATCTCAGCTCCTAGGATTCATAAGAATTTAGTGAGAGGATTTCTTGGAACCTACAAGAATTTTGACCAAGCGGCTTCCGATGCTAGAAAACATCTTAAACCATTGCTAGATGCTCAGCTTTATGACTACTCAAGAAATCTTCTAGCAGAGCAAGGGTACTATCCTGAAGAAAGAGAAATCATTGTCAATCCTCTAACTGAAAAGTCTCAAGCCTTATTGAATTCAGTTACACCACAACCGAAACCTTATAGAATCGGTGGAATGGCTGGAACTCCAGTTAAACTTGATGCTAATGCAGGAGACAAGAACGAAATCAAAACTTCTTTATTAGAATTGAAGAAGATTGAACCTAACTTTAGTCTGCCTTTAGCTAGAAAAACATTTGAAGATAAGAATTATGGATGGAGAACATTCAAAGATGCTTTAAATGAATTACAAGAAGAAGGGTTTACATTGGAAGATGACCAAAGAACCCAGATGGGAATACTTGATTCACCCCCTTTGACTGAACTCGAAAGAATTCTCGAAGGACTAAATTTGCAAGGAAGATAATGATCCCCCAATTAGCTAACTCATTGTCAAGCGGCTTTACATCACAGCAGGTTATTGCTTTCTTGATGAGACAATTTCCCTCTCAATCTAAAAAAATACAAAAGGCTTTGGCTTCGGGTTACACCGCTGAACAAGTTCTTAAGTTTTTATCAGGTGGGAAAAAGGGATTAGCACAAGAAGAACCACAGATTCAAACACAACATGCAAAAACAAGAAATCTTGATATTCAAAGAAGAGAAGATGTCAATAAAACCGCATTAGGAGCAGCAGGCGCAGGAGCTTTAGCAATTGGAGGCACATTAGCCGCTCCGATGGCAACTCAAGCTTTACAGCGTGCAGCACCTCAACTATTTGGTCCTGGAGCTATCGCGGCCCCTCAAGCACCCGTAACACCTGCGGCCATAGCCACGCAAGCCACGCCCCAATTGCCATTAAATCAAGGGCCACCACAATCCTTAGGAACCAGTCCACTTCAACCTCCAGTTGCTCCAACTATAGCACAACCTCAACCTGCAATTCCATCTCAAGTAAAACCTACTATCTCAACTGAAATTTTAAATAAGTTCCCTGGCGTTGAATCTAAGATCAACGACATGCTCGCCAGTAAAAATACTCCCGAGGCGATTGCTCAGTACTTCAAGCAATTCAATCCAAGCCAGACTAAGAAACTTGAAAAGGAAGCAGGGGCATCAATACAGGAGATAATCAGTGAATATATCGCCAAAAAGCAGACGCAAGAACCTCCGAGTGTGGAACCCCAAAGCCAAGAATTGGATGTACCCGAAGAAACGTCTAAAATAGCTTTATCTGATGAAAGTACTATTGATGTTCAAAAACGATTGAAAATTCCTTATGGCGAAGCTTTAAGATTAATAGAAGAACGAGATAAAAAAGACTTTTCTAAAATAGAAGCAGGTAATACCGTCGTTTCACCTCAAGGTATGGGTGAAATCAAAGCGATCCGAAACGGGAAAGCTATCATTGAAATCGATGGAAAGAAACATCAAGTCAATGAAGATGAACTCATTCAGTCTCCTATTCCTGAAAAAGACTTAGCCGATCTATATGATGATTTGGTTAGTGGTATTGAAAAATCTACAGGAAAACAAGTCTCTAGGAATGTCGATTGGGCAGGATATGATCCAAACACCAACGAACTCGCATATAAGCCTCATGGAAGCGATAAACTCTATGCGTATGAAGATATATCGTCTGAAGACGTTGATGTCCTTACAAGCCTTTTAACGCAGCGTAAATCGACTGGTGAAAACTTCATCGGTGCTTGGTCAGCAGGAACCGAATCTCCTATTGGTGCTGCTATGTATCAATTGATTAAGAAATTGCAGGCGGAAAGAGGTGGAAAAGGAAACGAATACAAGAATAAATACGAAACCATTTATGATGCTTTAGAACCAGCAAAGAAAGCAGCTAAGGAAAGACATGCAGAAAGAAAGAAAAAAGCCAAAAAGCCAAGACCTCATTAAGCTCTTGTATTTCTTAGCTAATCATAAGAAAAAGAAGAAGTGAATTTGCATTACTAGCAATCATGAATCTGTTGCTCTTTTCTATTTAACTCTTTTATAGCCAATTCAGTTTGACAAAGATTTCTTGCAAGTTTTACAAATTGACAAATGAGTTTCAATTCATCTTCTTCATCACAACAAAAGAATCTAAATAATGCCCCATTATGATCCCAAAATTCACAAATACATTCTGCCTCTTCGTTTCGATAAGAAATTATGTCGAAAAAATTATTATGATCATCACTAGAGATAAAAAATGGGGTTGCAACTTCCTGTTTGAAGGGAAATCCTTGGTATTTCCTTATTTCATCAGGATCAGACATTTCTTCAGGATATTCGAAAGTTTTTTTAGGATATACTCCAGGACTAGCATTAAATATCCTAATGTATTCTTGCTTCATGATTAAACTCCAAAAAAGGGAACTTTTTCTATCAGTTCTTTTAATTTACTTTTAGCTTGATTGGTAGATGTCTCAGAGCATCCATAAATATTGCTTAGGTTTTCTCTGACTTCTCTAAGCCATGCATTATATATATCTCGTTTTTCGTTATCACAATATCGATTAAAATGATGCCACATTCGTTGAAAAGGGTCATCTATCTCACAATCTTTGCATTCTGTCAACCAAGTAGGATGATGGTTCTTTCTTTTTCTGCAAGTAGTGCCCCATTTTCTGCATTTCGGGCATCTGCTTCCGCCTGATCTTCCTAAGTCTAATTGCTCTTGATCCCAATAGTCTTGATGACCATTATTTATCGCTTCTTCAATGCTAGTACTATGACTCATTCGTTACCTTTTTTAAGATAATCAAAATAACCAAAGCCAAGATAATGAAAAACATTACTTATTTTTGCTTTTGTTCATGAGATATTAGATGCGCCTTAAACTCTGCATCTTGTCTTTCCAATTTTCCATGAAAATCTTTTATTTCTTCTTGAATGCTTCGAAGAATTTGACCTGTTTCAGCTCTAAAAGATTCCATTTTTGAATCCATTAATCGCCAATCTTGTCTTGATTCTGCTCTAAACCAAGCAATCAAAGCCGCATTTGCAAAAAATAGTGTTAAAATTTGTATCCATGATTCAGTCATTTTGCCGCCTTTGACGCTAGGTCTTTAATAATCGAGATATGTATAGCCTCGATGCTCTTTTTAGATATCCTATAAGGGCTTTTAGGTCCAATCCCTATACGTATCGCAATCAAAAACCCCTTTTTGAGTGCTCTACGAATAGTATTCTGATGTACCCCGAATATAATAGCAGCTTCCTTAATTGAATAAAACTCCGAATCCATATCTACCTCGTAATGTTGGTATATATAGGGTAATCATTGTTAATCAGGAACATGTAAATGAAATTTTTGATTTGCAATAGTGAGGTCAACTTAAACAACAGAGGTTTATATGACTTCCCCCTTTATTCCCAATTCATTCACATACGGCGACGCACCACAGGGTGGAGCAGTCATGCCAATGGTTATTGCAGGAAGAGATCCTTCCGATACCATCGATAGACAATATGATGCAGGTTACTTATGGCTTTCAGCCATTAACCTTGGTGGATCTGGTCTTTTGTTTTACCAAGCTGGTAATCAAGCAGGAACACCCACCTGGACAGTCTCATCTTCAGCGGCTGGAGCGCTTAATACTTTATCTGATGGCTCAACAGTTGTTTTACCTAGTGGAGGCAATATTGCCCTTACTGGGACAGCTAATCAAATCACGACAACTTCAAGCGGCCCCGCTCATGAAATTGTTTTTTCTCTCCCAAATAACTTGGTTGCCCCTGGATCAATTACTTCAACAACTACAATGACGGCTGGTACAGGGCTAACAGTAAGTGGAGGCGGAGCAGCAATTACAGGAAATAGTACTGTTACAGGAGATTTAGCTGTTTCAGGAGCTTTGACAGCTGGATCTTTTACTCTTAGTGGACTTGCAGTAAATGGAACAGTCACCATAAATACCGCTGGCGCAGGCACAACAACTATTGGTAATGCCGCAGCTGGAGCTATTACGATTGATGTTGGTACAGGTAATTTCCAAATGAATGGTGGAGGAAATGAAATCCACATTGGAGACGATGCCGCAGCTAATCAAATCACAATCGGATCTCAAACTGTTGGAGCTGCACTAACGCTACAGGCAGGAACTGGGGACGTTTTAATAACAGGTTCTGTTTTAGCTGCAATTACAATAGGAAGAGCTGATGGAACAGGTGCAATCATTCTTGGAAGGTCGACAGCTGGTCAAAACGTAAGTATCAGTGATGCTGTACCCGCTGCTTCAAGAACAACAACGATTGCAGGAGGAACCATTATAGGCGCTGTCACAGATACCATCGACATTGCCCCAGATGGAGCCACTACAAATGCCGCCGCCATCAAAATTGTAAATATTAATACTGGAACCGTGGCAACTGGCCAAGTTCTGACCAACATAGCTTCAGGTACGGTGACTTCTGGAACCCATACTACAAACATTGCGACAGGCAATAGAGCCGCTGGAACTATGGACATGAATATCATGACAGGAACAGGGACAAAAACTTTAGATATCGGAAATGCGGATGGATTAACAACCACTACGATTTTAGGTCCTGTCAATGTAAATACCAACCAAAACAACAACGTTTCCATAAACGGAGGAACTTCCACAGGCACGATTACCATAGGTAATACAGCTGCGGGAGCTGTTATTTTAAATTCTGGAAGCACTATCGCAATTGGAGACAATTCAGCGGGGGCAATCACAGTTGATACCGCAGCAGGAATTTCTTTAGATGCGGCCACAGCTTCTAATTTTACAGTGACTGGAGCAGCGCTTGATTTAACCCTCAGTTCTGTAGGTGGATCAGTAAATATAACAGCCACCGAAGCTGCGGCAGATGCAATTGTCATAGATGCTTCTAATGCTGCTGGTGGAGTTCAAATTAAGGGTGGAACAGGTGGAATTCTAATAGGTAATGAAGCTGATACCACTCCTATTTCTATAGGAGACTTTGCCCCTACAGCATCAAGAACGATTACAGTTGGTGGAGGAACGATAATAACCGCCGTAACCGATACGATCGATATTGGTCCCGATGGAGCAACTACCAACGCAGGAGCCACTAAGACTGTCAACGTCAATACTGGTGGAGTGACCTTAGGATCAGTTCTTACTAATATTGCCTCTGGAACAGTGACTTCAGGTACTCATACAACCAATATTGCCACAGGAAATAGAGCTGCTGGAACCATGGCCGTCAATCTTTTGACAGGTACAGGAGTTAAAACTTTAAATATAGGTAATGTAGACAATGCAACCGTTGTAAACGTCGCTGGTAATTTAAATCTTACCAACGTAGCTAGCCAAATTACAATGAATGGTGGTGCAGCAACTGACTTCATTGGATCAGCAACTTTGATTGGTGGTCAAGCTACAATTTTAAATACCAATATAGCTGCTGGAGACAGAATAATGATCACAAGAAGCGCTTTAAATGCTTCTCCTGCTCTTGGGTTCTTGCTCTATACGATTAATGCTGGAGTTTCATTCGTTGTTGATTCTCTAAGTGCTACTGGAGCTGCTGTGGCAACCGACGTTTCAAGCTTCACATACGTAATTATTAGACAAACCTAGTAAATAAAATAGGTTAATGGTAAATAAAATTTTATTTTTACCATTAACCTAGGAGAACACCATGTTGAAATTAGCAAACATTTTTGAAGTCGTTAGAGGGGATAAAGTGTACACATTGACTTTGCCAAGTAATGCTCCTCTCGGTGAATTGCATGATGTTCTTTTTCAATTAAGGTCTTTTGTGGTGGACAAGATCAATGAATCTATCGCCGCTGATAAACCTAAAGAACTTAAAGAGGAACCAAAGGTTGAATAATGATAGGAAGTCAAAGCGCTGCATTTGATACCGAACTTAGAGTAACGGCTCCCTTTACGGGAGTCGCTCAATTACTCGGTACTTTAGTCAATAGTCCTGCCATTCTTTTTTTTAGTAATGATACGGATGTTGATGTTTTTTTTGCTGATAATTCAGGTTCAACCAAAGGTTTAACCATGACGGCAGGAGAAAAGATCGTATTAGACAATACAGCTAATCGCACTGGCGAGGTCAATACCCTTACCTTCAACGTAGGAACTAAATTCTATGTAACGGGAGCGGCTGGAACAGGGACTTTTAGAGTAGGAGTCATATACGCAAAATGAGCCAAATCCATAGTCCATCAGTTGTTAATCCGCCTCCTCCTTCCAATCCCACTATGTTTGTGACGGATGATGGAACAGCAATTCCATTGGTCAGCACGCTAAATATAACTGGAGTTCAGTCTGAAGAAGATTCTGCAAGTGGGATTTTGACAAGAGCGAATCCAGATCTAAGCAATAATTTAGAAATCGTTCTGACAAATCGTGTATCAGGACTTGGTTCTACAAACTCTAACACTCCTGCTGACATAACTGTCTTTGACTGTGGTTCGACTCCTGGGGTTTATAATTTTGATATTCAAATAGTGGGATATGACTTAACAGACCTAGCAGGGTGTGGATATTTCATTTCAGGCAGCGTCAGAACAACAGGGCTCACCGCTGTTTTAGTGGGAACTCCTGACAAAATCACCAATGAAGAAGCTGCAACAGCTGGCTGTGATGCAAATCTTGTTGTCGCTGGAAATAATGCAGTTGTACGAGTTACAGGACTTGCAGGTAAGAGTATCAATTGGAAAGTCCTTTCTCAATATATTTTCGTAAGCTAGGAGTTTAATATGGCAGGTTTTGATAATGATGTCGTTTATGGCATAAATGCAGACTTCAGTAATGCCTTAGGGGGAACTGGAGCTGATCCTAGTGGTGAGCTTTTATTAGATGGTCAACTTTGGATAGGTTCTACGGCTTTAAATGCTGGAGGAACAAATATTAATGTCGGCAATCTCACTTCTCCAGGGGGAACCGTCATAATTGGATATTCTTCTCCAAATATTACATTTGAAGCAGGCGCATCCGTCCCCACAACTTTTACGGCAGATTCAGGAACAGCCACTCCAGCATTAAATAATATCAATCTCTTGGGTGGGTCAAACGGAATAGATACAGTCGCCTCAGGCAATACAGTCACATTTAATTTCGATGTCACAGAACAACCCGCTATCGCTACTTCATATGCCACTCCATCAGGAACGGCAGTCCCTGCTTTAAACATTCTCACTCTTGCAAATGGTACAGGCGTTTCCATCACGGCAGCAGGATCGACAATCACGGTAAATGCAAGCGCTACAACACCTCTATCTTTTCCAACCGATTCAGGAACAGCCACACCAGCTGCGAACGCTTTGACCATTGCAGGTTCAGGAAGCATTACCACAACAGGGGCAGGAGCCACGGTCACAGTTCAGCTCACTGGACTAACCAATCATGCTCTTTTAGTAGGAGCTGGAACGACCACAATCACAAAAGTTGGACCATCCGCAACAGCAGGTCAAGTTCTTCAATCGGCAGGCGCGGCAGCAGACCCAGCATTTTCGACCGCAACTTACCCTTCAACTGCTACAGGAACGGGAACAATTTTACGAGCAAATGGAACGAACTGGGTACCGACTACTTCAACTTATCCCGATACTAATGCGATCAACACTCTTCTTTATGCTTCGGCAGCAAACGTTATGTCCGCACTGGCCACAGCAAATGACGGTGTTCTTGTCACAAGCAATACTGGAGTTCCTTCGATCTTGGCAGGACCAGGAACCACAGGTAATATTCTTCAGTCGAATGCAGCCGCAGCCCCTAGCTTCTCAACCGCTACTTACCCATCGACAACGACAATCAATCAAATTCTTTATTCATCAGCCAATAACGTTGTAGGAGGAATAACCGCAGCGAATAACGGAACGATGATTTCTAGCGCAACAGGAGTTCCTTCCTGGCTTGCAAACGGGACAACTGGACAACTTCTTACAGCAACAACAGGATCTCCCCCTTCATGGGCTAATGCTCCCTCTGGTGGATTTACAACGATAAACATTCAATCATTCACCATTAACGGAACTTATACTCCGACTGCAAATATGAAGTACTGCCTAGTTGAAGCTGTCGCAGGTGGTGGTGGTGGTGGTGGTGCTAATACTACAGGAGCGGGACAAGCTGCGGCTGGTGCAGGAGGCGGTGGAGGAAGCTATCGTTATGGATATTATACCGCGGCTGATATTGGAGCTTCTAAAGCCGTAGTTATTGGAGCTGGTGGAACCGCTGGAGCGAATACTGGAGGAAACGGAGGAACTGGGGGAAGCACTGGTTTGACTGGCTTATTCAGTATAGACGGTGGTGGTGGTGGTGCTGGAAGCGGCACGGCTGCGGCAAGTTCAGCTACTCAGGGCGGTGTAGGTGGTAATCCGACAACCGCAGGTATCCAAGCTTTTGGATCTTCTGGGGGTGCAGGTGGTAATGGTGCTGCTGCTAATGCTGGGCCTTTTGCAATTGGTGGAAACGGTGGATCTTCTTTTTTAAGCGCAGGTGGTCGAGGGGGAGCAGCAACAGCCGGAAGATCAGCTGGTGTAAACGGACTATCCTATGGTGGTGGTGGTGGTGGTGGTGCTGTCACAGCTAGCCAAACAGGATTTACAGGGGGCGTTGGAGCTCCAGGATTTTTATGGGTAACTGAATTTATCTAAAAGAGAGAATTGATGGACAAGCAAATTAGAAAGATTAAGAAAGAGACAAAAAAAGTTGGAAAAGATCTATCCCATCTAGAGAAAGAAGACAAAAAAAGGGATAGAGTGTGCGATTACGGCGCAAAAATGATGAAGAAAAAGAAGTGATGTAAAGCCGCTTTACATTGCGAATTTCACAATCCGCCTACATGCCATGAGCGATTAATTTCGCTCTTTTGCATTACAGTAGGGAACACTAGCAAAATATCCCAAAAGTCTTTCTCATCCTTGAAGCGGATTCTATTTCCTTCCTTGATTTTAGGATCAGAATCAGTCCATGTCACTCTTTTTACGTTGTCTTTCTTAACAACTATTTGTTGCACTAGCATTTTTCCTCCTAAGAGATGTTGTAAAATCTAACATCTCAGCTTTTGATTCTAGCTTTTTTTTAAGATAATCCAATTCATCTTGCTGCTGATTGAACTTGAATTCAAATTCTTTCTTCAAAGCATCCAATCTTGCGAACATCCCTCGCCTTACATTGGTCAGCTCTTTTTTAACTAAATTTAGCTCTTGTCTTGTGAGTGATTCTTCATCATTTGGCTCAAAAAGATCGAATTGTACTGCGTATGCCATCTCACACCTATTTGGGCACTCTATTTTACTCCTAAGGAAAATTCATTGATACTAAAATAATTTTTTGATTAGATCGCAATATTACGTAACGAGGTAAAAATGAAAGAAACTCCCAAGCAAAAAGATAAGATCAAAAAGGTTATGCATGAGGCCAAAGAAGGCAAATTGCATAGTGGTTCTAAGAAAGGACCAGTAGTAACCAATCCTAAACAGAAAATAGCGATCGCCATGAGCGAGGCGGGGATTTCCCGTAAGAAGAAATGAGGAAAGCAACCATTAGTTTTTTCCTAATGATTGGCATTCCTTTCTTCCTGGTTTTATTAGTTTATGGATGTACGTTGAATATCGTGCAAACCGATACGCACGGTCACGCGTCCGATGTTTCTGACGTAACATCCTCTGACTCGGCAGATTTAGAACCTAAGCTAGATTTGCCTTAAGGATTCCCCCTAGCTGATTCTAGGGGGATATCTTTTTAGATAGTCAGCTTCTTTATAAGTTGCTCGACTTCACTCAAAACATTTGTAATGACTTCGTCTTTCTTGGTTCCCTTGTATAGACTCAATGAGACGAATATTCGGTTCAGGGATGACACTCCCTGACCGAGTTTAAATCCAATGGAAATAGCATCATATTCTTGATTCATGCTTTCACCTGCTTATCTTTCCATTTGCTGAAATCTGTCCAAAAAGTCTTATGACTTTCATAGATTTTAAGTGTTTCTTCAGCAGATTTCTTCCAGTGATTGGAATATTTATTCAGGTAGTCAATAATCAGATCTTCATCAGAAGGATCAAAAGAAAGAGCGTATTTATGGAACATATCACGCATCTTCTTAGGATCTTCAGGTTCTACCTTTTTATCCTTATTTAAGGTCTTTTTATTGTCACAGGCTCTTTCCCCATCATCATCATCTTGAATGACTCCTAGGATCGCGCAAAGCGAATAACGACGCATGTAAGTGATAGCTGATCCATATCCTTGGGGATCATTCTTCACAGGATTTAAAGGAGCAATAGACTTAAACCACTGACCAGAGCTATGAACCAAGGTAGTGACTAAGACATTCTTACTCTCAATAATGTCCATCTGTTGAACAACAGCAAGATTATTCTCGGTTAAGAGATCTTTGCATGTTGCCCATACCGTAGCTAAATCCGCATACTTACTCTTGAAGAATGGATTAGCGCTATCTTTAGCTGCAAAATCTAGTTTTGATTGCAGTTTTATTAAGGCCAAAGTGATATCGATAATGTTTTCTGATTGCATTTGCATAGTTTAGCCCCTTCTTCTTGCGTGAATAATGCTCAATTTGCATAATCCGAATTGTGTAAATTTTTTCATTTCATCTCCCTTTATTTGGTTAAATAATACTCCTCTCAGTTCCTGCTGAGAGGTTTTTTACAAATAGTCCAGGTCAGAGTGTTCTTCTTCTTTGTCTTTGAAGAAGTATCTGTGGGCCTCAAGGATTTTAAAGTATAATCCTGTATGCTCCAAGTAAATGTGTTCTTTGGGTTTTTTACCCGTTTTTTCGAGTCTGACAAATTCCGTCCTCACTATATTATATCCTGCTTTGACACAGAGATATTTGTAGGCTTCGGCTTGTAAACGCCATGTTTTGCTCTCTTTGGCAGGTGTTTTATAATCCACTAGTACCAAGCCCTCTTCGACTACATAGATATCGTCTGGCTTACCTGTAATCATGTGATCATCGCAGTACAATCGTGGTGGAAGTGGTAAGAATTGCTTACCAGTTGCCCATATGTCATAGGAATTCATATATCCCTCTATGTGCTCGGGATAGTCTCCTATTCCAATACCCATACGAATTGCTTCGATAGTCTTGTGTACCAATGTCCCTCTGTCTGCTGCATTAGCTAAAACTTCGGGATCTATTTTTGATAGTCCTGAGAAAATTGAGAGGATTTCTGTCACTCTCAAGTATCCTGGTTTAATAAAATCTTCGTTCATGTCACTCACGGTTATAGTATTCATTCAGGCATGAGTCTTCGTATTTTTCATCGAGCAAAATCTTTTCCATTGCATTCTCGTCTTCTCTTAAAGCAGCAATGTGCTTTTCACTTAAAAAGAGTTGGTCTACAATCTTCACCGCTTCAGGTAACTCTTCGGCAAATCCGAAAGCGATTGTTACAGCAATCTCTTCGGCATAGTTTGGTTGGACTAGGATATGGAATCGTTTTATGGCATCGGTTCTATACCTATCCAACTCCTCTGTGACGAAGTATCGCCAGTCATCAAAAGGCTCTTCTAACATAAAACTCATGGTGGACTCCTATAGGTTTCAACTTGACTTTCAGAAGCAAGCTTGTTATTCTTATAGTGTCAGATTAAACGATCGTTGAATTTACATCAACATCTTTCAAATAATAACGGGGAATTTATGAAATTAGACAAATATTTGGATCAGAACGGATGGACACCAACCTTGTTCGCAAGGAAGTGTGGACTGTCTTACACAACAATTTTCAACGTAATCTATGAGATCAAGAACATCAGCTTGAATACAGCTCTCACAATTGTCAAATCCACTGATGGAGAGGTCAGTTATGAGGATCTCGCTTTCATTCCCAAAAAAGAAGGTGTATGGCCAGCTATGAAGCATCGGAGAAAGAATAAAAACAGCAAAAAAGCAGATAGCTAGAAAGTAAAAAAAAATGATCACAACCGCTCTTAAGTACGGATCTGATTTCATGTCATTTAGCAAATCTTTGAGTATTTCCTTCATAATTTTGACCTTATCCATGTTAAGGAATAAATTCAAAAGATTTTTTCAAGCTTTTCTGAAATGGAATCGTGTGTTAGAACAGAGCTTTTCGAAAGAAAATAAAAAGGGCCCATATTAAGAAGAATATGAGCCCTAAAATGAGATAGAAATGAACAATCGGATCTTATGTCAAACTCCCTTGCATGTCAAATGAGTATACAAAAAGAGATGAGACTTCATTAAAAAAAAATAGCTAGTGAGTCCTAACTCTCACTAGCATTGGGAAATACACAGGACTACTTGGTTTAGACCAAACAAAAAACATCTCCTCGATGTTGCGGTCTAATCATAAGTTCTATGTGTATTTTCCTGCAAACAAATTAGGAAAACCACAAGGAAACCTATGTCTTTTGAAAAGAAAAATCAAGACGAAATAACAATTCAACGTTGCCCTCATGATGGTGAAAATCCCTATGCTCAAATCAGCAGAGATCTAATCAGAGATACTTCAATTTCTCCTGAATGTAGATGGATGATTATCTACCTTCTTTCTATGAAAGATGGGTGGAATATAAATATTCAACAAATTATCAATCACTTAAATGGATTTGCTGGGCGCGATAAAGTCTATGCAATCATAAATGAAGCGATTGAATCTGGGTATATGCAAAGAATAGTGACTAAGAAAGGAAACCTCAAACAGGAAACGAGTTACGTAATTTCAGAAACTCCTAAATTCAAAAAAATTCTCCGACATCCTGATTTTCAGTATCCCGAATCTCGGGATCCCGAAAACACGCACATTAAGAACAAACATATTCCTAAGAAAGAACATATAGAAAAGAAACAACAACAAGCGCCTAAAGGCGCCGCTGTCGTTCTTTTTGAATTTATAAAAGAGATTGGGCTTACAGAAAAAGAACAGAAAACCCTTATGAAATATCCTGAAGAAGAGGTTAAATCGGCTGTTTATTTTGCTACTCATCCAACTACCAATATCAAGACGACTCTTATAAAGACTATCATGTGGGCATTGAAAGAAAAGCCTGAAGTTCCTCAACCAATAGATGAAGAAGCAAACTTTAAACTAGCATGTTATGTAGAAGACCATTACTCATCAGAGACTTGGAAATTGGAAGCTCTTTCATCAAAAGTAACGTTAATTTCAAAAAATCCTAACTATACAAAAGTGCATGAAATCAACTACAACGAGCAAAATTTTGAAATCAAATTGAAAAATGTTCTTAAGGAATGCAGATTCGTTAAAAACTCTGGAAGGAGTAAAGCAAATGCGTAGAAATCCCAACAGATCCCCCTTTGAAACCCATAAAATAAGAATGGCAGTACAAAGAGCCATTATGAAGAAAGTTAGACGAAATCGCCTTAAAACGGCCTTATTGAAGGATAGAGCATGTTACTTATCTCATTCAACGCTCCAATAGCAGTAGTCAGCGAAGCCAATTGCTCAGAGCATCGTATGGTCTCTTACAAAAGACACAAGAAACAGAAGAAAAACGTGGGCTTTTACATGAGTCAGTTGTCTCTTTACAGGGATATGCCTTTAATTATAAAGTTGATCCGAATTTCTCCAAGGAAATTGGATGCTGATGATAATTTACCTATGGCGTTTAAGTGGGTAAAGGATGCCATTGCAGACATTCTAATTCCTGGTAAACAGGCAGGAAGAGCCGACGATTCTGCATTGTTTAAATGGGAATATGACCAGGAGAAAGGTGAAGTGAAAGAGAATTCAATTAGAGTAGAGATCTATGAGAGATAAAAGAGTGCCAACGAATTGGCACCCAGTTTTTCAACCTACATCCGATAGGAGACCTCAACCTAAATCATGTCTTTTTTTAGGTCAACAATTCTCAAATGTAAAGCCGCTTTACAAGGAATAAAAATGCAATTTGTTGAAGGAATTCCAGTATGGGGAGAACCATTACCCGAAGCAGTAGAACAAATGAAAGAGGCTGCCAAATATGACGCATGTTACGTTGCCCTTATGGCCGATCATCACATCGGTTATTCTGTTCCTGTTGGAGGTGTTATTGCTTATGAAGGTCGAATCTGCGTCAATGGGGTTGGTTTTGATATTGCTTGCGGTAACAAGGCAGTTTTGCTTGATTGTGATTCTCAGGAAATTAAAGATAATATTTACAGGACTATGAATGAGGTCAACAAGCATATCTCTTTTGGTGTAGGAAGAAACAACAAGGAGACAGTAGAACATGAGCTATTTGATGATCCTGTATGGGATGATATTGATATTTTACGTTCCCTTAAGGATAAAGCGCGATCGCAACTCGGTACTGTGGGCTCTGGAAACCATTACGTGGATATTTTTACTGATGAGTCCAATCGCATTTGGGTTGGGGTACATTTTGGTTCACGTGGCCTTGGCCATTCAATCTGTACACACTTCGTAAAACAAGCAGGGGGAAAAGATGGAGTCCATGCCGTTCCAGTCATTCTTAGTGAGTCTTCGGACCTCGGACAGCAATATCTTAGATGCATGGAACTCGCTGGTCGATATGCTTACTCTGGAAGAGATTGGGTGTGTGAACGAGTTGCAAGGATATTACGTGGAACCATACTTGATGAAGTACATAACCACCATAACTTTGCTTGGAAAGAAACACATTTTGGTAAAGATCTCTGGGTTGTCAGAAAAGGAGCCACACCTGCCTTTCCTGGCCAAAGAGGCTTTGTTGGAGGCTCTATGGGGGATACCTCCGTTATCCTCGAAGGGATCGAATCTAAAGAGTCTTCAAGTGCTTTGTATTCCACTATCCACGGAGCAGGTAGAGCAATGGGAAGAGTCGCCGCAAAAGGAAAGAGAGGAAGGCCTGGACTTGTTAATAAAGGAGCTCATGACGAATGGATCAAGAATGTTGGAGTCGAAGTACGAGGAGGAGGTTTGGACGAATCCCCATATGCGTATAAAAGAATTGGCGACGTCCTTAGTGCTCATGCAAGCACAATTAAAATCCTCCACCACCTCAAGCCAATCGGAGTCTGTATGGCCGACGAGCGAGAACATGATCCTTATAGGGACTAACGATGAATGAGTGGTTCAAACCTAAAGACAAAAAGCCAGAACAAGGAAAAAAAATCCTTTGTATGCATCAAGGAGATTTTTATGTCGCACAACGATTTGGAGACCACTGGTTTTCTGTCCCTTTCTACGATTCTGAATTCTCTAGGCATTTTGAGCCTGATTTGTGGCAAGACATCAATTTTCCCAAAGGACTAACTGGAAAGATGAAAGTTTGTGTAAATGGCGGATTTTATGACATAGATTCTTTAGAAAAATTCCATCCTGATGTATATCATCAATTAAAGGAGGGTCAAAAGAACCTATTTGACCGAAAAGATCATGGTATGCAAATGGATAGCCTACAACCCACTATCGATTGATCAAAGACGATTGATCAAAGAAGGAATAGACATGAATATGTCTTATTCTGAGATAGCAGCTCATGCAGGAAGAATAAAATCTGTAGTGATGAGAGAAGCTAAGCGACTAGGAAGACCTGAAGACTACGACCCTGATAAGGCGCAATTAGACTTCGAAGAAAAGAATAAATTGATTGGTACAAAGAAAAGACCACGCGAAGAAAATAATAATAAAACTAGGAAAAAATATGGAATGGATCGACGTAAAGGAAAAACTCCCACCTCACGGACTAAGAGTGCTAGCATTTTGCACGAATAAGAAATTTACAGAAGGTGATTGGAAAGGAATAGTTGATGTGATTTTTGACAGTAATTTAGGATGGATAAGAGCAGAGAATGAAGGTGAAAAAGTATTTGTGACTCATTGGTTTGACTATCCTATTGAACCTCCCGCATTGGAAGAAGAGATTGAATGAAAAAGTTTTCCCATCTTAAATTACCCAGTGAACCTATCCCTCTAGATGAATTTGGTGGAATCGATCCACCTGCTCAACTCCCTGAAACAAAATGGATAAATGTAAAGGGAAGAGAAGAGCATGAAGATATGTTGAGAGATACTGAGAAAATGATTTCTCTTGGATTAGATCCCTATTTTGAGGTAATGGTCTATTTAAAAAGATGGGGAGGATGGCTTCATGAAGAAAATAAAACAGATGAGCGGTAAATTATGCAAACTCAGGAGATATGTCATACCTTCTGATGGAAATAGCAATGTAATAGCGGCAAAAGATTACACCTGTGATCAAGTTAGAGAACAACATGAAGATTGGAAAAAAGAATTTCGGGATAGGAATGGAACCGATGGACTTTTGAATTGTGGATTAAAAGACAAAGCTTATGAAGATTTCTGTGAAAGCATCGAAGATTTTCTAAGTAAGTGCAAATGCAAAAAATCAGGGAGTTTGAACTTGAAAGCCACTGTAGGAGAACGCATAGCTACAGCTAAAAAACTTAGAGATAATGGACAAGGTCCTTGGCAAAAACAAAAAGAGATTGTTTTTATCACTATGACCCGAGACATACTTTTAGATTTTCTAGTTAGATTTAGTGGAATTTATATGTCAGAGGAAGACGCTAAAAAAGTGTCAGTAGCAATGACATTGGATTTCATAGACAAATGGATAGAACATAACCCTCATTGTCGTACTTGGGCGCAGGAATGACAGAAGAAAAACACTCGATACTTTGTGAAAAATGCCACGAGCCCATTCTCACATGGTTTGGAAATGTAGAATTGAATTTTGGTCCTCAATTTGAGATCAGGTGCACAAAATGCGGAACGAGCCATAAGGTAAAGGTGAACAATGTGCGGTGAATGCAATTGGTCAACTGAACTTACAAAGAAAGATATGGAAAAGACCTACGATAAATTAATGAAAAGCTCTTCATTTTTTCCTAAGTGCAATTGGTGTAATGAATCACACTTTGTAAGGGAAGTAGGTCCAAATTATATTTGTCCCGATTGTGAAAGCACAGAAAGAGCAGCTGGAAGACCTTTGATATTTACATCACCTGTAAGAGATTCATATTTTAAAATTGATATATTTTTAACAGTTATTGAAGCAGCAAAAATAAATAAAGTCACTCCACAAGCGATACATTTTGCAATCAGAACTAAAAGATTGCCTGCTAAGAAAGAGAATAATCAATGGCGTATTCATTTGGAAGATTTGGTTTCATATAACAAAACAAAATATATACGTGAAAAAAATAAAGATGAATGATGGAATGGATTAGCGTTGATGATAGTTGGGCCCATGTTAGGCTGTGTGCTTGATGAATGATGAGATCTTACATTCAATAGAATGCGAATGTAAAGAATGCTTAGATAAATGGAAAAAGATGGAATGTAACATTCCAATAAAAATGCATAGGGAAATGATGGATGAAGAATATAAATTACCTATTCTAGATTTGGAATATGCTGAAGTTCTTACTAGAGGTTTATTTTATCCTGCGAATACTTTTGCTAAGCAGTTAGCAAACTTAATCAAAAGAAAAGCCTTTACAGAAGGTGACATTAAGAAATTGAAAAATTTAGGATTTCCAATAAACATAGGATCTAGAAAAATTGAAATCCCTAAAGGATTTATTTAAAAAATGTTCATAACTTTAACAAAATGCGTACGGATTTTCCACAATGGTTCACAGTGTGATCTAAATGATAAAAAGACAGGGAAAAAGTTACATAATATATATTATCAGACGTTGCTTTCTAGATACTAAAAAGGAATTGAAGTAAAGATGAATTTAAAAGCCGCTTGTACCTATAAGTTAGGAATTAATGAAATAAAAGATTGCGTGTGTTTGGAATGTCTTGCTATCCGTCAAAATGATTATCGTATTTACGAAGAAAAAATCCCTGAATATACACCTACATTTGAAGAGATATCTATTCTAATGAGAATAAACGCGGATTTTTTGAAGAAAGAGATATCGGACCATTGTGATCTTGAAATTAAAAGATTTAAGAATGAGATAAGGAATATATGTCAATAAGCAACAAAGAAATTATCATAAAACTGTCAGAATATCTCATGAAACAGGATCAATATACGGTATGCAGAACACTTGCAAACCTCATGATCGATTACAATCGATTAGCTGATCCTAGCATAATGGACGATGATGAGGCTAAAAGGTTGGAAATTAGAATTTTACTTAATGCCGAGCAGATTAGAAAATTTGCCAGAGGAGAAGGGGAGGGAATTCCTCTTACCAATATAAACATGGAAGATATGAAATTTTAGATGGACAACCACATAGAAAACATATTCGAACTAATTCAGGAAGATGATGAATATCAAATGCAGGCTGTGATTCATCGAATCCTTAGTGGTCCTGAAACTGATCCAGAAATCATTTTGGTTGGTTGTTTAGCTGCCATACAATCAATAATTATTGAAATGGAAAACCCTGAAGAAGCAATTCAATCATTATGTCACGATCTTCTTGAGGGAACTTTGAAAAGAATAAAAGAAGAAATTTAGGTCAAGATGAGCGATAAATATTGTGGAGTATACGTCACTTTCCAAAGTGAGATAAACGGTGAATATCTTGAAACTGTTAAGAATCTCATAATTTCAATCAAGGGAGTTATAAGCGTTGAGGAGAAAGTTTCTGATCTAAATCATTGGATTGCGAGAGAGCAAATTAAACACGAGCTAAGAATGAAACTTTTTGAAGCGCTAAAATGAAATTAGAGGAGATTTCTGAATTTAATCAATATGAATATACTCAAGAATGCACATGCGGAAAAAAGCATCAAATTCTTACTCAGCGAGATGATTATCCCGAATATGAAACAGATATCTATGTCTTGTGTACTTGTGGGGAATATGTTCCATTTGAATTACCAGTAAATTGAAATGAAGTTTGAAGATGCCATGTATTACCTTAGATTAGGCAAACGAATTTATAGAGAAAGTGATCCTGATAAAGGTTCTCTTTGTGGAACTCCTGAAAAGGTTTTTGGTTCTTTTTATTTAACTCTTTTTGATGTATTGGCAGAAGACTGGGAGGTCCAAAATGAAACAAAAAAAATCTGATAAATCTCTAGAGAGATTGGGAAAAATACTTTTAAAACCAGCAATTCTTCAAAAAGAATTCCCTTCATTTAATGCATATGGAAGCGCTCCGATTGAAGAATATGATAAATTAATGTTCTTCGATAAAGAGAAGGAAAAAGAATGGGAAAACCTTGATGATTCTACTAAGAAATTTTGTCTAGATCATCTAAAGGAAACATGTTCAAAAATGCAAAACAAATTAGCTATTGAGCTTCTTTGCCACGTAATAAATGATATGTCAGAAAGAATCAAAAAATTGGAAGAAATCAAGTAGAGGGGCTTCCCCCTCTAAGTTATTTTCCAATCCCATTGTGCGACTGTTCTAGCTATGATTGCATCTCTTTGATCATTTGTTATTTTTCCACTTTCAACATCTGGCTTTAACTCGGCCCAAACTTGATATTCAACTTGTGTCATTAGGCTATGCATGATTTCTTTGGTGTTCTTCTTAACAGCATCTAATCCATGAGTACTCACGTCATCTTTTCCTAATCGGATTACTTCTTGATAAACTTCTTCAGACTTTTCAATGATATCCTTGCAATACTGAGTATTGATGATTAAGTCATTCTTGCAGAAAGTTCCATTTCTGTAGGGAGAATCAATGTGTTCATCATCACTCGCTCCTAAAGATGCAATATATGCTTCAATAGTATCTTTGTCGTATGTTTGTCCATCAGGAGCAAGCATAGGTATAGCACAAATGTCTTGTGAGATAGGGCATATAAAGTCTTGAAACTCTTGTCTTCCATTTATGAAGTTTTTGAATATAGGGTAAACTTTGCTAATAATGGCATCGGCTCTCCATTGGGCAAAATGGTCAGAGATAGATATTTGAACTCTAATCTTTTTGTTTATGCGATTCTTAAGTAATACGCCTCCTAATGCCATCCCTCCAAGAACCCCCAAAGTAGTTCCAGGTGCTCCACCTACAGGTCCAGCAATCCAGCCTATCGAACCAATCCCACCTAAGATTACAGTGCAGATTGTCATGATTTTAGCATTCTTTAGCTTGTCATGTTTAAGAACTTCAATCGTAGTAGTCTTTTTTACAAGCTTAGCTTGTTTAGGATGATCATTTCTATAGATCCTTACTCTTTGTCTGTTCGCATAACCGCAATAAAGCCTAGCAGTTCTTTCAGCATCTCCATCTAGCTTGATTGAATCAAAAGGAATGTCGGTATCTGGAATGATGACTTTATAAAACTCAGGAAGCATGTCATGATTTTTCTGCTTAGGAATTTGCTTTCCCGAGGAAGAAGAATGAGAATATGATGATCCCGATACTGATCTTGAAGCTGACATAATTACCTATTTTGTGTTGATTTCCATCTAGTGAATTCTATTCTTAATTCGACATCTTTTCTAAGTTGATCGGGGTCTATTCCGTATTTCCTCAGAGGCTCGAAGTCAAACATTTGATTGCTTGTTGGTCTTTTAAACCCAGGAGGGTTTTTATAGCTGGGATCTAATCCAGGAAAATATGGACTGTCATAAGGACAGGTTCTTCCATTTTTTTCATCATCAGACTTCATATAAGTTGCAGTCATCCTAAATGGAATGATTAGAATTCCTAGTCCTACCGCATTTATAAAGTATTTTAGAAGAGAAAAGTTTGAGAAGCTTTCATCAAATTCTTGATGCTTGTCTGATTCCCAATTTAGTCTATCTTGGAATGCCTCAATAAATTTTGCAGTATTGTCGGGCATCGATATGAACGGTATTAAATGTGTAATCTCAGCAAGAGTTTTCTTTGGCTTGTTCTTTGCATTTAAATCGTATGCAAAGGCCTCAGTAAATAAGTGCCTTCTTAAGCTTATGTCGGCCATAATAATCTCATATTTTATATTTCTATTCTGATGGGTTTGTTGATTGGTTCATAAATTTCATTCATGATACTACAGTTTACATAGTGGTAACTGAAAATTCCAGTCTGACCTTTGACTTCTCCATATCCTTCATGCACATGCCCGCATACATGCAATTGTAGATACAAGTCCCAATCTATGTGTTTTTGAAGAGCTTTGCTTCCTACGTGTTCGTAAGAATCTTTTTTGGGGTCCCAAGTGCCTCTCGAATTATAGCGTTTCACTTTGTCCAAGACTTCATAAACGGGTGAATGAGTAATGAGGATATTGGTATCTTGAGGTATTAAGGAAAACTTACTAGCTAACTCTTCCTCAGTATCTACAGTGAAAGCTTTGCAATTAGGATTCATATTTGGAAAGGTTTTAGTCCAGGGAGATCCCCAAATCTTTAGACCTTCGAATTCTGTTCCTGAGTCACAGAGATATACCCATTCATCGGTTTCAGGATTAATAAAAGGTTCTGCATTTTGGGCTGTGTTGTCATGATTTCCAGATGTAACAATTTTTTTTCTATAGTTTTGCTGATTTAGCCAACGACCAAACTCAATATATTCCCAAGGCTGATCTCTAGCTGTCAAATCTCCAGCCACAATTAGGAGATCTCCTCCTTGCAATTCGGGGTAATAACCATGCAAATCTGATATACAGTCAACAATCACTTGTAAGTCTCTTAAGAAAAAGATTGACTATATCACGTGAACCGATTTCCTTTTAATTTTTTTTGCGCTACGGTAACTTACGAGTGGGAATTAAAAAAAGGTTATTAATGGCTCCTCCAAAAGGAAACAAATTTGCGGTAGGTAATGAAGGTGGAAGGCCCGCAACAGACTTAAAGGCTTTGGCTAAAGAATTGATCGATTGGTCTTATCAATCGGATGCTTTGAATTTAATTGGATTTAGTTCTCCAAAACGAATGAGTGTTACAAAATTGCCCGAATATGCAAAGAAAGATGATGAGTTTAGGGAGGCTTTACAACTAGCTAAAGAAAACATACATCAAAATAGATTTAAAGCAGCATGTGCGGAAGTAATTCCTGAAGTATTTTATACAAGAAGCGAAGGAATGTATGATCCTCTGTATAAAGCACATGTGAGAGAAGAGAAGAAGTTTGAATCAGATCTTCGTAAGTCTGAAGAAGGCACAAAAGAAACAACAATCAACCTAATGGTTCCCGATGGTCTTGCAACTGGACTTAACCTTTCAACCAAGACAGTATCAAAGAAAGATAATCCATGCCCTAAATAGCGGAATAAAGCGCGCTGTATGGGTGGTTCATAGAAGGGGAGGAAAAGACGTAACCGCCTTTAATTGGTGTGTTATGCAACTTCTTCTTAATCCAGGTTGGACAGCATTCCATATTCTACCTACCTACTCACAGGCAAAGAAAGTCATATGGGATAGCTCAACAAATGACGGCAAGAGAATTCTAGACTACATACCTAAGGAAATTATCGAGGCTAAGAACGGCCAAGAGATGAAGATTCGATTCACCAATGGATCGATGTATCAGCTTATTGGTTCGGATAATATCGATAGCCTAGTGGGATCAAACCCCAAGATCATCATCTTCTCCGAATACGCTATCCAATCCCCAGCCGCTTGGGCTTATTTAAACCCCATTCTAGAGGTCAATAAAGGCTATGCCATATTCATTTCTACTCCTAGGGGAAAGAATCATTTCTACGACCTAGTAACTAAGGCTAAGACGAATCCTAAATGGTTTTGTGAAGTGCTTTCAGTCAAAGACACAGGCGTTTTATCTGAAGAAGATCTAAAGAGCATTCAAGAAGACAACGGGTTCTCTGATGAACACATGCAGCAAGAATACTACTGCTCATTCAATCGAGGGATTGAGGGTAGCTATTATGGACGCATCATAGAAAAATCACGGGAAGAAGAACGCATCTGCAATGTGCCATATAACCCAAGAAGCCCAGTTCATACAGCTTTTGACCTTGGCTATGGGGATTCTACTTCTATTACTTTCTGGCAGGAAGTTGGTGGCGAACTGAGGATAATTGACTTTTATGAAAACCACGGTGAGAACTTGGCTCACTACGTTAAAAAGCTCCAAGAAAAACCTTATGTTTATGGCACTCATTACTTCCCCCATGATGGTGGTTCAGGTTCTCTACAAACAGGGAGAACCATGCAGGATATTGCTTGGGAACTTGGGATTAAGACCACAGTTCTTGAACGAGAAAAAGATGTACAAGTAGGCATCGAAGCTGTTCGCACCATGCTAAGCATGTGTTATATCGACCAAACTAAGTGTGCCTACCTCATTAAGTGTCTAGAAAATTACCATAAGAAATACAATGAAAAGACGCAAAGCTATAGTGAGACTCCCTATCATGATTGGACATCTCACGCAGCTGACTCCGTTCGAATGATGGCCAACGCTAGAATACAATTTGGCAGAGGCCCTGGATCAATGACTCCAGATAAACTAAACCAACTCAAATCAAATGCAGGGTTCGGACCTAAAACCGTACCCATGAATCAAAGACCAATGAACCCATTTATAGGAATGTAATGGATTTTTTCTCTCGATGTCGCACAACAGAAGAAGCTAAAACAGTATTTAGAATGCTTTCAAAACATTTCCATCCTGACAGAGGAGGAGATTCTAATTTAATGATGGAACTTAAAAAACAATATGAAGGGTGGAATCCAATCAATTTTAATTGGCAATCTCAATTCCCAGATAACATAGGATTTAGC